ACTACTCATACACTGTTGGGCGATTTATCGTTGGAAATAAACCATAAATATAGCTTTCGTTCATCCCGTGCGGATGATGGAGTGGCTAAAATAATGCAGAATAGTTTTAATATTACCAAAAGACAATGGAATAAACAGAACTTTTAAGTGCATATAATGTCGACTGAAATTACATCATTCATACATTACTCCTACAACTCATTTTATTTTTTCAATTTCTTCACGAAGCCAAGATATGGGCCTATCGGTATACACATTCTCTGTTATGTCCGATATATGATGTCCAACAAGGCGTTTCAAAGCATACTCATTAACGTTTGCTTTTTTCGCCATCGTTACAAACTGCTTTCTACAATCATGCGCCGTATGTACGTTTGGGCATTCGGCTGATGCGATAGTTTGCTTGAAAATTTCTCTATATGTATCATAATTCAAATGTGTCTTACGTTTCTGGGGCGAACTAGGAAATAGCCATTCGCTATCAGAAGAACTCATCCAGAATTCGTAAAAGATATTTTGTATTCTGGAATGAATCGGGACGATACGGTTTTTTCCTGCTTCTGTTTTGGATCCACCTTTTATAGTCATCATGTCCAAGTCAACATTGGACCGCTTTATGCTTAGCATTTCGGAAGGACGCCACCCCATATAGCATTGAAATACTATCATTTTGGCATATCTATTTATTTTTGATGCCTCCCAGAGCAAAGCCATTTCTTCGTCAGTAAATGATACATGGTGCTTTTCTATATAATTGTTTTCCATTGGTGTTTCTTTTGAATAATTTCTTGTCATCAGATCTTTAGAAATGGCATAATTGCATAGCTGGTTCATTGTGCTTCTGATTTTATTTAATGTGCTTGGCGTCGCAATTATTCTTTCGGAATCAATTGTTTTATATGGATTTTTGAATAGTTCACGAATATGGCGAAACCTGAGTGCCTGCACCTCTATCTTATGTATTTGTTCGCAATAGGTCCATGCATGCATGATATTTTTTAAACTTCTAGGATTTTGCACGTCATGTTCACTTATCCACTGCCTGAATAGTTCATCCATAGTAACAGAACTTGCAAGGTCAAACGGGTTCCTGTTATATTCTGTGAGCGCAGCATACGCATCATTGTATGTTGGAAAGTATGCTTTTGGCTTAAGGAGCTTACAGATTGGCTTTCCGGCATCGTCTTTTCCAACAGTAACCATAACTCTATATGGATTTGCTAGATTCCGTCCTGATATTTTTGTAATCTGACCAAACCCATTGGGCAATCGCCTATGCCCCTGTGGCTTCTTTCTCGGCTTGAAATTATATTTTTCTTCCATTAATGGGTATCCGCAATTTGGGCAAGTGTATGCTTTTTCGCTTACCAAATGTTGACACTCTGGGCATGTTTTTAACATAGAATAGATACCTCCATATAAAAAGTTGCACATTTACCGCGTGAAGCATTCTACACTAGTTTCGCAAAAATTTCAATTCCTATAATGAACAAAATTTAAGGAGTTGTTTATATATGACTTACAAACAAATCGAAACAAGCAGAGAGATTCGGCAGTGGGTCGGTCTTGCGGCGAGTGCTGTGTTAGCAGCAACTACGTTGGACAAGGCGTACCCGGACATGAAGATCAAAGCAAAAAGATTCGGGAACAATCTGAAAAACAAAGTTGTAAATCTGTTCAAGAAGGAGCGTGAAAAATGAAAACGTTACTTAGCGGAATTGGAAAGGTGATCAAATTCATATTTGGCACAATCGCAGTCGTAGGACTGTTCGGTTTGCTGATCGGAATGTTGATCGGAATTGCAATTTAACAAAGTGACGGGGCATTACAAACGCTCCGTCTTTTTTTCTACCCTCGCAAAAATTTCAGTTTATATAATGAGATGTATGACATCTTACAATAATTATTTTGGAGGTTATTATTATGGAAAACGAAGAAATGATTAACGACGAGCAGGAACTGAACGACGTCGAGGTTATCGATGCCGACGAGGTTAGCGAGCAGGAAGACTCTGAAGTCAGCGGAAGCGGACTCGATGGGCTCTCGTTCGCACTGGGAACTATCGCGACTCTTGTTGTCTTGAAGAGCGTCAAGAAGGTTGTGAATAGCAAGCCGGTGCAGAACAAGATTGCCGATGTGAAGGCCAAATTTGCAGAGCAGAAAGAGCGCCGTGCAGCAGCCAAGGCGGCGAAGAAGCTGAAGGTTGTTGATGCTGAGGCCGTTAACACGGAGGAATCCAAAGAAACTGATAAAAAGGTTAGTGATAAGTAGTCATTGGACTTAAAAGGGGATCTTTTACAAGGTCTCCTTTTTTGTTTATGTTTCGACAGCATTCGATTTGAGAATTGTGTATAGTAGCTTTGAAAGGAGGGTACAAAATGCACCATCAAAACATAAGCGCAAGATCAGTTCCCATCCGAATTGTTGCACGAATCTATGGAAAGGACCCTGCCTGGGTAAGAAAGGGGATTATTGAAGGGTGGCTTCCTATTGGGATAGCAACTCGCGACGGAAAAGAAATCCACAGCATTTCCGAACAGAACTCAAAGCATAGAATCAACTACTACGTCTCACCGAAACTTTTGTATGAACACACCGGATTTATTTGGAGGTATGAAGAATCATGAAAAACCAGCAGAGAGCAGAAGTCAGCAAGAAGAATCCCTGGTACATTCCTAAGGAAAAGTATTACGAGATGCTGTACTTCTCTCGTCAGTATCCCACCATGCGTCAGGAGCTTCGCGACCTGCAAAAGTCTTACCCCACTATCGATATGAGCGAAAAGGTAGCCAGTTCTGATATTCCTACTCCCACCGAGAAGGCCGCAGAAAGATGCGCTGTGATTAGGGCGAAGATGTCTCTCATCGAAGAGACCGCCAAAGAAGCTGGTGACGATATTGCTAAGTGGCTTTTAATTGGCGTCACAACCATGCGCTCCTATGAGTATCTTTCACTCAAAATGGGGATGCCCTTGAGCAGGAGCTCGTATTATGAGCGTTACAGAAAATATTTCTATCTTTTGGCTCAAAAGCGTTGACATTGGCATGGCTGTGAGTGTATAATACTTAGGCAAAGGAGGAGAAACTGTATGGAACTTAAGGAATTTGCCTGCCCGAATTGTCATGCACCATTGACTCCGATTAAGGGTGCTAGGTATATGTTCTGCAGTTATTGTGGGACGAGAATCGTTATCGATGATATCGAGTATTATCGAGAAGATTCTAAAACTGAACGTGAACGGATTCGGGCAGATAAAGAGATTCAAAAGTCTTCTGTTGAGAAGGGTGCCGAGGTTGAACTTCAAAGGCTTAAGAATGAAAATATGAAAAATGGCACTAGAGGGATGCTGATTTATCTAATAATAGGTGCCGGATTGTTGGTTTTCTTATTTATATATGGCGCCATTATGAGCGCACTCGGCCTGTAAATCTCCACCACCCACACGACAGTTTCTCCTGTTATAATTATACCATCCACCCGCTGAGAGAAATCTTGGCGGGTATTTCTTTCGCAAAAAATACACCCCGCTTAATGAAATCAGTGAAAGGAGATTTCGTTATGGAAAATGATATTCAAAGCATGATTGATGAGGCAATTGAGGGGGCTATTAATCAGCTCAACCGACTGGAAAAAGGCTCTCCGGAGTACAATCAGATGGTGGCGAATATAGCGAAACTCAATGAGCAAAGGCTTAAAGAGGCTGAGCTTGACGCAACTGCTAATTCCAAAGCAATGGAACGTGCTATCGAAGATGAAAAGATGGCTCACGAGAAAGCGCTTAAGGATGAAGAGACGCGTCAGACGAGGATCAAGGCCTATGTGGATTTGGGTAAAAGCATATTGTCACTTGTGGGTACTGTTGGAGTAAGCCTGGCCATTATGACGTTTGAGCAAACGTCGCCTTTAGTTACCAAAGCTTTCGGCTTTATTCCAAAGCCGAAATTCTAACTGAAAAAGAGAGGCTGCGTGATTTTTACACGTGGTCTCTTTTCTTCCCGGAGGGTTTGCCATGCGCTATCATCATAAATCTGGCTGTATCACATCATTCATAACCGCTTCTATTTATTCCTGCAACCACCCCATTTATCGAAAATGCACACTCTATAAAGTTGGAGAAAAGGGTCTCGCCGTTATTCAGCAGAGATACGATCCGAAAACAAAATTTACATGGTGGGCAGATATAGATCAATGGCTTGTAGATGAAATCTACTTCCATCCAAAATTTAATGATTTTTTCGAAGCGAACGGCGGTAAAGAGAGAGATGGACTCTATCCAACGGTGGCTGTCAGACAGATTATGTGGCGATTGCGCATGAAACCTCTACCCAAAGAGATTTGGGAGACAGTATTCGACCGATTTCCAATATAATTTATGCTTGATTTTCTTTTGCGGTTTCGTTACAATATAACCACCACAAAAATATAAGGAGGAATCCCTATGTCTAAGAAAATCTATTGCAATTCCTGTGGTTCTGAAATGCGTGTGTTTCTCGATGAGGTCATCTGCGATGAATGTGGCAATTACGGCTGGATCGAAGATGACGGCTCCGTCACCCAAATGGACGATGGCGAATACCACTCTGATGCGGATGAAAACGCAATAGGGACCAGCGATTACGAAGCAGAATTATATTCTGGAAGTCTATATGACGAGGAGGATTAACTCGCAAAAATTTCATACCTCTTAATGAAGAACGAACACTTTATTAGGAGGTTTATATTATGAAAAAGAAGTTTAAAATGTTCTGGGAGGACTATTGTGACCTGTACGCGATCAGTTTGGGATTCCTGAGGAAACATTGGATCGGAACAATCATATACGCTGTGATATTATTCACGGTATACATGATCTGGATCTGTTATTCGGTGTGCGGAAGTCTCGACGTAATCGTCGATTGGTTTAAGGATACTTTTGGAGCAATAAAACGGTTTTTCAAGCGTAAAGTCCATAAGGCATAATTCTTAAAACGAGAGAGAACTCATTTACGGGTTCTCTCTTATTTTTATTTCGAAAGGAGATTTCTATGCGTATAAATCTAAGTAAGGTCAGCAAGGCCATATCGAAGTCCATTCCACATATCTTTACTGCAGCCGGGATTATTTGGTTTGGCATCTCCGTGGGTTCCGCATACTCAACAGGGAAGAAAATGCAAAAGACTGATATTTCCATCAAAAATGAAGATGATGTCAAAAAGCTTGTGAAGACAGCGCTTCCAACTGTCGGAAGTTTTATGGTTGGAACGGCCTGCGTAATTATGTCTGATGTATGCAGCGCAAGAATCATTCGGGCCTCCAATATCGCCTATAAGCGGCTCGCTGCTAATTTTGCAGAATACAGGGCAGCTGTCATCGGTGCTTGCGGCGCAGGGGCAAATGAGCTGGCAATTAAGAAAGCTGCCGAGCCTCATGCTCCGGAAGCCGAAGAAAAATTGGAGGCTGGATACTACCATTTCTACGATACATTCTCCAGAAATGATTTCGTGGCAAAGATGGAAGATGTCATCGCTGCGGAATATGAAGCTAATCGCAGACTTGCCGAAGATGGTATTTTGTGTGTAAATAGCTGGTACGATTTGCTTGGCCTTTGTCATATAGAGCGTGGTAATGAGCTAGGATGGGATATCGGGGAACTTTCTGACTACTTTGGAATCTGTTGGCTCGACTTCGGAAATGTTGAACACGTCGAGAAAGATGGTACAAAGTGGTATTCCATCCATTATTCTTACGATCCTTGCATCGATGGGATAATTGATCCCGATGTGGATTGGAATACCATCAAGGATATGATAAATCGTTCCGGTCAAAACGTGCTACCAGAACAGATGTAAGATTCGCAAAAATTACAGCTGTGACAATGAAGGAGGTGAACTTCATGTTTAAGAATCTGACGAAAGGAGAACTCGTTGGTGTGATTGGAAGTGCTATTCTGACTGGCTTGGCAACACTGCTGTTTAATGCAGTTGAGCTGACAAGTGCAAAGAAGGAGGCACGAGAAATTGCCGCCGGGGATTCCGAAGAAACGGAAGAAGTTGAAGAATAACGTTTACCCCGCACAAAGGGAGGCTATGTGATATTTTCACATGGCTTCCTTTTTATTTTGCCGAAAGGAGAAAGAAATGTCGCATATTAAAGCAAGACTCGAAGAGATCAGGGAAATTATGGAAGTTTTCAGCGGTGATGAATTGAGGGACAAACTCCGTGCATCATTTGGCTATTCTGACGCCGAGATTTCCGAAATTATTTCGTATTATGGGAGGAACGACTTGTGAAATTTAAGATTTCGCCGAAAGGAATCATCAATGCAACGAACAAATTCATTGGCGCTCATGCGCACGAGATTCTGGCTGCCGCTGGTATCTCTTCGTTTATCACGGCAATTATATTTGCTGCTAAAGAAGCTCCTGCCGTCCAAAAGGATATTTGCAAAGCCGAAGAGGAAAAAGGTGAATCGCTGACAACAGTTGAGACGATCAAGATCGGCGCTAAGCACTATATTCCGGCAGCAGTGACCGCTGTTTGTGGCGCAGCTTGTGTGATCGGCGCTACTGTCCTCGAAAACAGAAAACTGGCGGCAATGCTCACTTTATGTCAGGTAACGGAGGATAACCTTGCTTCTCTGAAAGAGCATCTCACAGAGTCGATCGGTCCCAAGAAGACGGAGAATCTCATTGAAGAGGTTGCGGCAAAGAAGGTGGCCGACACGAATCTTTCGGATGAAGATGTCGTAAAGACGAAATACGGCGAGAGTGTCTTCTATGATCCATGGTCTGGTCGATTCTTCGGTTCCACTAAAGACAGAGTGGAACGAGCCGTTGCAAACATAAATCTCCGCCTGACTGGGTGTGATTTCGTCTATCTGAATGAGTTCTACGATGAACTTGACTTGGCAAACACCAATCTTGGCAACTATTCCGGCTGGTCGAGCAGGCTTGGCGAGAATTTGAACATGAATTGGGGATATGGTCCGACAATGGATGGTCGCTCCTGCGCAGTCCTTGACTATACGATCTTCGCAGACGGCAATATCCGTAAGATGAGTGGTGTCAGTGAGGTTCTGATGTAAAGGAGGGTCTTATGGACGAAACAAAGCAAAGAAAGAAGCTCGAACCGGTCATCTCCGGAGGAGCTGAAATCAAAAAGAATACCGATCCAACGGTTCTCGTCGGAAAATTTCTATCCGATGGCATCAAGACAGCTGGCAAATCAATGATTGGGGATGTCTTGTTTCCTCAGTGCAAGTTGGCAGTTTATAATGCCTTGATTAATGGATTGAATGTCCTGTTCTGGGGACCTGGCGGGCAGAAGAAGCCAATCTCAACCACTGGATTGGGCACAAGAATCAATTATTCTGGCAACGGAGGTATAAAATCGATTGGGCAAAATCAACCAGCTAAGAATCAATCTACCGGTGTTCTTGACCCTGAAGACGTTACATTTGAAACAAGAATTGACGCTCAGACGGTGTATGACTCCATGATTGATATTATCGGTCAATACGACCGGGTTAGCTTAGCCGAATTCCTTGAGCTCGCAAAGGTGCCAAATGACAACTTTACGTATCAGAAATACGGTTGGGCGATGCTGCCGCCGGCTGATATTCGCAGACTTGGGAACGGACGATACTATATCCGTTTGCCGAAACTTCAACTTATTTAGGAGGAAACAACAATATGAATTTCAAAAATGTAGGAATTGTAGCGCAGCGATTTGGTAAGGCTACAATGAAGACTCTTGAGCACTATGCTCCTAAGATCCTTGTTGGTCTTGGGATTGCTTGCTTTGGCAGCGCGACCATCGTCGCATGTAAGGCAACCACAAAACTCGCATCTACCATGGAAGAGATCAACCATGATATTTCTGTGGCGAAGGCGATCGAGGCAAACGATGCTGACGCTGAAAAGCAGAAGAATAAGGAACTCACAAAGGCTTATATTTCCGGAGGGGTAAAGCTGGCAAAGCTTTACGGTGCTGCCATTGCGCTAACTGCGTCTGGTGCGGCTTGTGTCCTTTCCGGTAATCACATTATGACGAAGCGGTATGCAGGAGCTATTGCCGCCCTTACATCTACCGAGAACATGTACAATACTTATCGTCAGCGTGTCATTGAGGAATGCGGTGAGGAAAAAGATGTCCAGTTTCAGAACGGTATTAAAGAGGTCGTTGAGTCTGTACCTGTGCTGAACAAGGATGGTTCTCCGAAGGTTGATAAGAACGGCGAGGTTAAGACTGTCGAGAAGAGATCTTTCCAGCAGACGAAAAGCGCAAATATATATTCACGCATGTTCGAGGAGGCAACTACCAGAGCATGGGATCCCAGTCCCGAATATAATCGCAGTTCTCTTAAGTTAAAAGAGAACTTTTTCAATCAGCAACTCCATTCATGGGGATATATTACTCTGAACGAGGTTTATCGTCAGCTTGGCTTCCCGACAACCTCTTATGGCCAGGATGTTGGCTGGATTATCGACGACGAGACTCCTCATGCAGTTGTTGACCTTGGACTGTATGATGTTGATCCCGAGCAGGGTTGCATGAAGATTGACGCCGTGGATGCTTTCACGAATTCGATTCTTCTGACGTTCAATGGCTGCCGGTATATCAAGGATAAGATCTTCAAGTATCAGCGCTACTTTTGATATTTGCGATGATGCTGGAAAAGATCTATGGTTACGAAGATGAAAGGAGATAAATATGAGTTTTAAGGAACCTTTGTGCTTTCTTGGTGGCTTGATTGTCGGAGGCGCTATTGGCGTTCTGGCCATGTGGCGACGCTGTGATGAGCAGGTGAATCAAGCTTATGAAGAGTCTAGATCGTACTACAATAAAAAGCTTGCCGAGCTGAGCGCAAAAAACCGTAACAAGCCTGCGCCTGCCAAGATTGTCAAGAGCGTTGTAAAGGATGATACTGAGCCAGTCGTTGTTCAGAAGAATCCTGAGAAGACGGATTACACTGCGTATTCTACGATTACGAAGGAAGATCCTCCCGATCCGGTGCCGATTGAGAACAAGTCCGAAGAAACTGAGGAGCCGTTTGTGCTGATCTCTGATGAGAACTACATGTACGATCATGACTACGACAAGATGACGGTCGTGGTGTATGCGGATGGCACTTTGGCACGGGATGATGACGATGATATTCTTGACGTTGATGAGACAATTGGAGCCGGTGTATACAATGCGGCGCTGAATAGTGGGAATCCGTATGACGCCATTTACGTCCGCAATAAAGACCGTCAGATTGACTATGAAGTCGTCACAAACGATAAGACCTATACTGAGCAGACAGGGGTGTTCCTTGGTGGGGAAGCGAGGGATTAATGCATGAACCCAATTGAATATGAGTACCGAGAATGGCTTGTATCATTGGCGTTCGGGTTGTGCGAAGGCTTTGGTGATTACAAAGAGCTATTCGAGTATTTATATTCTCGGGAGTTCGTGTGGATCATCGATCGTGACCGTAACCGAGCTGCCGATGGGGTATGCCTAAGAGATACCTTTGCTGATATTTACCAATACCAGAACATTCGAAGCTATTTGACCGCACCATGCAATATGCTGGAGCTTATGATATCCGTCGCCGATCGATCTGAAAAGCAATTTATGTCCGATGCCGAACTTGGCGATAGGACAGGAATGTGGCTCTATGAGATGCTGAACAGTCTTGGCATTGCTGATCTAACAGATGGATATTTTGATGAAAGCGTGGCCAGGAGGGCGATTGATGTTCTCCTGGCTCGCTCATATTGCAGGAACGGGCGTGGTGGACTATTTACCGTTAGAAATCGTAACGTTGATATGCGAAAAGCCGAAATTTGGCACCAAATGAATTGGTTTCTGGATGAGGTGAACGAGTCTATGGACGTGTAAAGTATAAACTGAAAGGAGAAATAAAGTCGATGCTGGACTTTCTGAGGGTTGCCACGCGACAACCCAAAAAGGGGGTTCTCGAAATCTACCCCAAATTTATATATTGTCCAAGCTCTGATCTTATGGTGCGTGGCGGCGATTTCTACGCAATCTGGGATGCTGAAAAGAATCTCTGGTCTACGGATGAAAACACGGCTGTAAAGTTGATCGATGCTGAACTGGAAAAATTTTACAAAGAGCACAAGAGCGATTATTCGGATTTCTATGTGCAGGTCATGTACATGTGGGATACAGATAGCGGTTCCATTGACAAATGGCATAAGTTTGTTCAGAAGCAATGTCGGGACAGTTTTCATCCCCTTGACGAGGCTCTAACATTTGCTAATGACACCGTCACAAAGGAGAGCTATGTAAGCAGACGCCTACCATATTCTTATGAATCTGCACCAACGCCTGCCTGGGATGAAATCATCGGAACATTATATTCTCCAGAGGAACGGATGAAGCTTGAATGGGCAATCGGTGCAATCGTCACAGGAGAATCCAAAAAGATTCAGAAGTTTATCGTCATGTATGGTGCACCTGGAGCAGGTAAAGGTACGATCATAAATATTATCCAGCTTCTTTTCGAAGGGTATTGGGCAGCTTTTGACGCTCAGGCTCTTGGCAATCCGAATAGTTCTTTTGCTCTTGAATCATTCCGATCCAATCCCCTTGTTGGTATCCAGCATGATGGAAACTTGAGTAAAATCGAGGATAACACCAGACTTAATAGTCTTGTTTCTCATGAAGTAATGACTGTTAATGAGAAATTCAAGTCATCATATCCTGCCAGATTCAACACGTTTCTATTCATGGGTACAAATAAGCCAGTACGAATAACCGATGCAAAGTCAGGTATTATTCGGCGTCTGATCGATGTATCGCCAAGCGGAAATCGGATTCCGGCAGAACGTTATCATAAGCTCATGAACGATGTCAAATTTGAACTTGGCGGAATTGCAGCACATTGTAAAGAAGTATTTGAGGCAGATCCGCGTCGTTATGACGAGTACATTCCTCTGACTATGATGGGCGCATCAAACAGCTTCTATAACTATGTACTTGACAATTACGACAAATTCAAACAGGATGATGGGATCTCCATGAAGCAGGCTTGGGAACTCTATAAGAATTACAATGCTGAAGCAAATGTAACGTATGGATATTCTCAAATGCTATTCAAGGAGGAACTGAAATCCTATTTCAAAGAGTTTCATGAGAGATTAACGCTAGAAAACGGTACTCGCGTTTGGAATTATTATCGAGGGTTTCTTAGCAAGAAATTCGAGATGCCTGAATCGGACCGCGATCTTGATATTTCTGAGATTGATTTCCCAATGAACTGTACTGAATCTCTGTTTGATAAGGAGTTTGCAGATTGTCCTGCCCAATACGCCACACAATCGGGAACACCATTAAAAAGGTGGGCGGATGTTACAACAAAGCTGAGTGATATTTCAACAAATCTCTTGCATTATGTAAACATCCCAGAGGATCGAAATGTTGTGTTTATCGACTTCGATCTGAAAGACCCACAAGGAAATAAGTCATTTAAGCTGAATGCGGAGGCAGCGAGTAAATGGCCTAAGACTTATGCGGAGCTCAGTAAAGGAGGTGAAGGAATCCATCTTGTGTACTATTACACAGGAGATGCATCCAAGCTGAGCGCCTTATATTCTCAAGATGTTGAGATTAAAGTCTTTACAGGCGGGAGTTCCATGCGACGCAGACTTAGCAGATGCAATGATATTCCTATTGCCACAATCAGCTCCGGATTACCAATAAAGGAGGAAAAGAAAGTGGTCGATTGGAAAGGCTTCACTGATGAAAAGCACCTTAGGGCTTGTATTGCACGAAATCTTCTGAAGAAGAATGTTCCATACACAAAGCCAAGCATCAACCTGATTTATGAAGATCTTGAGAAAGCTTATAAGTCCGGAATGGTGTACGACGTGACAAATATGATTCCGGATATTCAGGCGTTCGCCCTTCGGAGTACCCATAACTCTCAGTATTGCCTGAAGAAGGTTTCTGAGATGAAGTTCAAATCCGAAGAGGAGCCGGTCTGTGCCGATGCAGTTGGCGATAAGCCGGTATTCTTCGATGTGGAAGTCTTCCCGAACCTACTCGTGGTGGTCTACAAACCCAGGGGTGAACCTTGCGTCCGTCTGATCAATCCAACTTCTGATCAAATCGAACTTCTGTGTAAAATGCGTCTGGTTGGTTTCAATAACCGGGATTATGATAACCATATTCTTTATGCCAGAATGATGAAATACTCCAACGAGGATATTTACAAACTTTCTAAGAGTATCATCAAGGAGAAGCGCGGTAAATTTGGCGGGGCTTATAACCTTAGCTACACAGATATTTACGACTTCTCTTCGACTAAGCAGAGCCTTAAGAAGTGGGAAATTGCACTTGGTATTCATCATTTAGAGCTTGAATTCCCGTGGGACGAACCGGTACCGGAGAAAGATTGGGACAAAGTTGCCGAATACTGCGAGAATGACGTAGTTGCTACCGAAGCGCTGTTCGACTATCTGGAACCAACCGACTTCCTCGCTCGTGAGATTCTGGCAGACCTGGCTGGTATGTCCGTTAACACTAAAACCAATGATCTGACTGCTCAAATTATATTTGGCGCGGACAAGAAGCACACTCAGCTAGTCTATACCCACATGGATACTGGCGAACAGGAGCTTCCGCCTGGGGTTGAAGGGTCTAAGGAGATCAATTCTTTCCCTGGATATGAGTTTAAAGACGGAAAGAACATGTTCCGTGGCGTTGATCTTGGTCGAGGCGGGTGGGTCTATGGTGATCCAGGAATCTATCTCAATGTGGCTCTATTGGATATTGCCAGTATGCATCCAAATTCCGCAGTTGCACTAATGTTCTTCGGTAAGCACACAGAAAACTTCAAACAACTATTGCAGGCTCGAATTTACATCAAACATAAGGACTATGAATCCGCAAAGAAGCTATTTGGTGGAAAGCTTGCAAAATATTTGGATGATCCAAAGATGGCAAAGAAGCTTTCTAAGGCTTTGAAGATTCCGATCAATGCTGTGTACGGTCTTACTTCTGCCAGATTTGAGAACCCGTTCTATGACAAACGGAATGTCAATAATATTGTAGCTCTGCGTGGTGCATTGTTCATGAAAACTCTGTTTGATGAAGTTACTGCCAAGGGCTTCAGGATAATCCATGTCAAGACGGATTCTATTAAGATTGCCGAGGCTACTCCTGAAATCATCCAGTTCTGTATGGACTTCGCTAAGAAATATGGCTACACTTTTGAGCACGAGGCAACTTATGAGAAGATCTGTCTTGTAAACAATGCTGTATATGTAGCGAAGGCAGCTACTCCTGAGTGGTGTCAGCAGACATATGGATATTTGCCAGAAGAGAACGAGCCTTCCTATCTGGAAGAGAATGGCTATTGGACAGCAACAGGCACTCAGTTCCAGGTTCCATATGTGTTCAAGACGCTGTTCTCTAAGCAGCCAGTTGACTTCGAGGACAAATGTGAGGTGAAATCGTCCAAAGAAGGTGCCTTATATTTGGACTTTAACGAGGAACTTCCGGAAGGAGAGCATAACTATCGATTCGTCGGTAAGGTTGGTCAGTTTACTCCTATGAAAAACGGTGCTGGTGGAGCAAAGCTACTTGCAAAACGTGAGGATAAGAAGACCGGAGAAACCAAATATGTTAACGCACCTGGCGCTACTGAATATCGCTGGATGGAATCTGAGATGGTTCGAATTTCCAATAAAAAGAATTTGGTTGACGAGAACTTTTATATTTCTCTCGTGGACGATGCAAAGGCTGCCGTCAGCAAATACGGAGACTTTGAGTGGTTTACAAGCTGATATTTGAAAGGAGAAACATATGTTGAAAGAAAAAGCACAGGATACAGTCGGTGAAATCGCCGTAGAAGGTGTCAAGGCCAAGCTGAAAAAAGACCTTAAGGAAAATTGGAAGGACTATGCGCTCGTGGCAGCCGGAATTATCGGAGCTGTTGCGGGCGTTAATCTTTTGTTCAACCTTATCAATCGTCCGGTAGCAAGCCGGAGTAACATTCATTTTTATATTCACATTGTTTAAAAGAAAAGGAGCTAAATAATTATGGAAAACCTCAAGATTGAAAACGCATCTATTATCTACAAAAACTTTTCCGGAACTCGGGACGAATACCATCCCGGACGCAGAACCTTCCACGTGGTTCTCGACGAGGATGAGGCCGCGGCACTGGAGGCTGACGGCTGGAATGTTCGCCATAAGCCTAGCAAGGCAGATCCCAGTGTGATGTTCCATACTCTCCCTGTTGAGGCTCGGTTCGATAACTATCCTCCCAAGATTGTTATGATCGGCGAATCCAGCAAGAAGGTGACCTTCCTGGATGACACCACCGTCGGCCAGCTGGATAGTGCAGCGATTAAGACGATCGACCTGATGCTTAGTCCCAGCAAGTGGACTGCTGCGGGTCGGTCTGGCATTAAGGCGTATTTGAAGACCGCATACGTCACCATCGAAGAGGACGATCTGGATCTCAAGTATGCCGCATTACTTGAAGATGCCATGAGCAGAGCTGGTGAGTTTAATCCGGCTCCTGGCGATGATGACGAAAATGTGCCGTTCTAAGGAGGATTTGATATGCAGTCTTACGATGACTATCTCGATCAGGATGTAAATATGAAGGAACCAGTTAAGCCGGTGGATCGGGTAAACCATCCGCCGCATTATATCTCTGGCGATATTGAGTGTATCGATGCGATTGATGCCTGTGTCTGCAATTATGGGAGTCCAGTTCATGCAGGTCTCGTGTGGCAGGTCATCAAATACCTCTGGAGAGCGCCGTTGAAGGACAATTATAGTGAAGATATCCGAAAGGCTAAGTGGTATTTGGATAGGCTGGTGACAAAGCTTGGCCCAAATAAGGCTGTATGACCATCAACTGAAATCGCTTGAGAATATTACGAATGGTTGTATTCTCTGTGGTGGCGTTGGAAGTGGAAAGTCCATAACAGCAATCGCTTGGTATTACCTGCTTAATGGTGGTCAAATGTCAACTCTTACGGGAGGGTCCTACAGTAAAATGCGGGATCCTCCCAAGGATCTTTATATAATCACGACTGCCCGTAAACGGGACACAAAGGAATGGGAATGCGAGTTAATTCCTTTTCTCCTTGCCACAGACAAGACTAATTTCTATTCCAATAAAGTTGTTGTGGATAGCTGGAACAATATCAAGAAATACACAAATGTTAGCGACGCCGTATTTATATTTGATGAACAGCGAGTTGTCGGTTATGGCGAATGGACACATGCCTTTCTCGATATAACAAAAAAGAACCAGTGGATTCTTTTGTCAGCTACACCTGGGGATACTTGGTCAGATTATATTCCCGTATTTATCGCCAATGGGTTTTACCGAAATAAAACACAGTTTAATGCTGATCATGTGATATTTAAGCCGTATTCCAAATTCCCGCAAATTGACCGTTATATAAATGTTCAGCGCCTGATTCGGCTTCGGAATCGAATTCTTGTTGATATGGATTTCATCCGGGATACTGTGCGAAATAATATTGATATTTTTTGTACCTATGACATTGCAGGCTACAAGAAGATTACAGAGACCCGGTTTAATCCATACACAGAAGCTCCTATAGGGAATATTTCCGAACTATGCTCTGTTTGGCGAAGATGTGTAAATGAAGACCCATCAAGAGTTGAGAAAATCCTTGATATTTGCCGTCATAGGCCGAAAGTTATCATCTTCTATAACTTTGACTACGAGTTGAATATTCTCAAGGAAATTCCTTATGAAGATGGAACTATCATTGCCGAGTGGAACGGTCATAAGCATCAGGAAATACCGGATAGTGACCGATGGGTTTACTTAGTCCAATACAATGCTGGTGCTGAGGGATGGAACTGCATAAAAACAGACACAATTATATTCTATTCCCAGACCTATTCTTACCGGTGCTTGGAGCAATCTATGGGACGGATTGACCGTCTGAACACACCATATCATAATTTATATTACTATCATCTTAAGAGCCGAGCACCAATCGATATCGCCATCGCACGGTCGCTCAGAAGCAAAAAGAAATTCAACGAAACACGTTATGTATCCTCTATGGATAAAGTGAAAGGAGTAACAAACTATGCGAAAGTATCTTCGTAACATTGCCCGTAATAACATGAGAAAGGCCGGAATCCGTCATTTCAACCGTCACATGCGGACTGACGGTAAGCGGACGGCCAGCTACTTTGCAATGAACTGGAGGGATTGGGTCAATGCCTGATATTGTCCAGGTCGAGGTCGATTTCGAGTCCCATTGCAAACTCTGCAAATACAAGGATGTTCTTCAGTCTGATGAGCCTTGCACAAGCTGCTTGGAGCAGTTCTGGAATTGGGGTTCAAGCAAGCCGGTAAACTTTAAGCTCGCGAGTAAGAAGGATTCTGTGCGCTCCAAGCGGGCGGATAAAGGCTGATCTCGCAAGATTTTCTATTCATATAATAGAAAGGAGGCAATTTGCCTATGAAATCTATTAATCAAATCTTTTATTACGGTCTCGGAGGACCAGACAAGAACTATAAGGTTCTGAACTATGAATTTATAGTGAGCGAAAACTACTCAATCTGGTTAGAGAAGCGAGTGATTGAAGAAATGCTGGAAAGAAATCCTGGCATCACAGAAATCTACGCTATCGACAACCGGAGAGGGTTAAAATGGGACTTTGCAGAATCCATAAAGGAGGGATCTGTAGAATCTTGTCAGATCTTCAAAGACATCCTTAGAAGAGAGGGAAAAAAGGTTTACCCGGCAAATAAGTAATCCTAAAATTAGGAACCTGGTGTTTTTACATCGGGTTCCAATTTTTATATTTTCAAAAGGAGTGCATAAATTGGGATACTCTATTGAACTGGTAAGAAAGTCGATGCCTAACATCGGGGATCACAAACATGGCGGGATCGTTGATTATGTACATCGCGACAATTTATGGTATCGGATCAAGAAGCCAGACGGAACTACTGAATCATTTAAGCTTCCAAATTCCAAATCCAATACAATGTACTATGATGAGCTACGCATGGCACGGAAACTTTTTAATGTCAAAACTCCTGGCGTGAGATGCCCATGTAGAGTTGTTGAGACTAAAAAGGAATATGCATCTTTTGTCGAGTGTTCAAAAGACATTGGCTGTAGTCCATGGACTGTTAAAAATGCGGCTGATATTGGGAGAAAGGTTCTCGGAAAATATACTATAGAGAGGCTTAAATAATGGAAATTCAAAAGATTGTAATTCGAAGACCCGTGAGTACCGAAGACAAGCTTAAAGGTCTTGCACTTATTATGTCTATTGATATGTCCAAATTTCCAAAAACAATCGATACGATTAAGTCACTGCCATTTGATAAGCAGCGTGAGCTATTCTACACTGCGGTTAAAATCGACCGCGCGGCAAGGCTACTTGGATTTCTCAGGGTGCAGGATATGACAACGTTTATCGATATGTACGGTCCGGATTCACTGCTTTAACAAAGGAGGAATAATACTTATGAAAATTAGTTTTGGAAAACGCCTTTATGGCAGAAACAAATTCAGATGGTTTTACAGTCCTATCCTTAAGGAAAACATGAAATCAGGCGGGATTATTATATTTTGGTGGCTTGGGCATAACTGGTATTTTTGTCTGAAGAAAACAAACGGAAAGTGTGTATTCGAGAACGGTAAGTATGTTTGGAAAAAGAACAAACTGTAAAATGAGGATTTATAATGGCTGGAATTAATATAAAATTTCCCCCTTCTCCCAGGCTTTGTGAAGTCGATGGCGAACTTGGATATTTTCACCTCTGGGAACAATGGGCCAGTGCCATTGATGCCAGTCCGCTTCATGATGGGCATCCTGCTGGTCTGATTGGACAGGTTTATGGTGTCGTCGAGTTCAAGGACGGGGTACGTCGTGTTGATCCAACAAAGATCAAATTCTGCGATGAAGAAAGTGCGAACCTCCATGCACTTGTGAAGCACAGTGAGGCGTTAAAAAAGGAGAATGATATTTTATGAGTAGAATTGAATATGATCGTGACATCGATATCGTAAATATTGAAGTCTTTCAGAGATTCGGAGTTGAAGCTCCTTCTGTACCACGTCATCGATGCGTGATATGCAAGAAGCCTGTAAGTATTGATGATTCATACAGTTTCGGTGGGCACATGCTGATTTGTATAGGATGCTTTTATAAGCACTTTGATGGTGAACTTCATAAGGTTAATGAGTGGAAAAATGAGAAAGATTTGGAGGAAAAATAATGTCAAAAGAATACGATGCTTACTTAAATAATCATAGGTTCAATGTTTCCAGAGGATACAACTGGCTTTATAAGAATATACCAGAGATTTTCGACGGTATGGACGAATATCCAGCAACGCTGTGGTTACATCATGACGAGTCGAAGAATGACCCTGATGAATACAACGCCTATGATGATTATTTCTATGGAAAGAACCGCTCCTATGGGGTTGTAATGGCATTCAAACAGGCATGGCTCGAACATATTCACCGAAATCCACACCATTGGCAGCATTGGGTGTTGATTAACGATGAACCAGAGGAAGGCGAGATCATCCTTGAAATGCCCTACGAGTATATTATCGAAATGATTTGTGACTGGTGGTCTTTTAGCTGGAAGAACGATGATCTGATGGAAATTTTCTCGTGGTATAAGAAACATTCAAAGTATATTAAGCTTGCACCCAAAACCAGAAAGACTGTTGAAACTATTCTTAAAAAGATTCGAGAGAAGCTTGAAGAAAAAACGAACGAGAAGCGTGTACTGGAAGGTTGATATTTGAGGAGGTTAATATGGGCCAGCACAAATATAATCCTACCGCCATAGCCGCAGTGAATGGCGAGCTTCCACCTAAACCTAAGAAACTTGGTAAACGAAAAAGCGAAAGATTGCTAAAGCAAATGATCTGTGCAGAGATGTATAACAGAACCGGTATAGCACCATCTCCTAATGGAGGAATTGTGGTTCGAAATCCTGAGCCTAGCAAACCTGAAGAGTGAAGAAAACGAAAAAGGAGAATGATATTTATGATTAAAATTGAAAACGTTGAAGTTAGGGGTTGGGAAGCAGCCATCAGAGGCATGCGCAATCCGTTGAACTCTTGGAAGCAGAGCGACAGTCTGACTTGTACTAATTGCCAGGGATGCTTGCCTGGCCAAGAATGCGAGCGCTATATTAGCGGAACTTTTATTGGTCCTAATGACCTCGACCTCATGAAGCGTCTTCGCAATGCTGGGACAGATCATCGTAAGTTCATGCGTATGATTACCGTTTACGTGGATATTACTGCGCCTCTCTATTGGTGGAAGGAATTCGACACTTATAAGGTCGGAACAGTTGCCAATTCCTGCTCTACGATGCACAAGATTGCAGCGAAAGAATTTACACTGGAGGATTTCAGTCACGAGCATCTAGTTAGTGGTTGGGCTGGAAAAGATATTAATGGTGAATCTATTATTCTCCCTGGTCCCAGCGATTGTCTTGAAAATACAATTGCCGTTCTCAACAGAGTTAGAGAGTCTTATATTGACTCGTTAAATAAACCCTCAGACACAGGCCTTTCTTCCAAAGAAATTTGGTGGCAGCTCATTCAGCTCCTGCCAAGTTCTTACAACCAGCGCCGAACGGTCATGCTGAACTATGAGGTTCTAGCGAACATGTACAAATCTCGTAAGAACCATAAGCTGGACGAGTGGCATACACTCTGCGAATGGATTAAGGGTCTGCCTTATTCGGAGCTGATTACTGGAATATTTGATGAACCGGAGGGTGACAAAAATGACGTTTGATCGATTCAAAGAAGATGGAAGAACCATCTGTGTCCAATTTGAATGCTATAGATGCAAACAAATTGCCTATAGGACTATGGAAGAATGTCGCCCGAAGGACCGTGAGCCGACTTTTCTAAGGGATATGGAACCTCCAATTGGCTGGGGTAATACTAGGCAATATGGACATCTTCTTTGCCCGGAGTGTACACAAAAATTCGATGCGTTTATGAAGGGGGAGCCGGTGAAATGAAACGAAAAACAGCCATTAAGAAACTTATGGGTCATGGAATGAGCAGAAATAAAGCAAATAAGAGACTTATATCAGCTCACTCCTTGGGACTGTCAAATCGTGGTGCTGTTTTCTTCTCACATTTAATGATGCAAGAGCAAATTCCTAACAGCGTACCCTATGAAATTGATAAGGCATATGATGTCACAAAGAAAGTAGGTATGTTAAATGATTAAAACATTTGCAAAGAAGCCGATTCAAGTCCAGGCAGTTCAATGGACTGGGGATAATTACGAAGAGATTGCCGATTTTGTCGGGCATATTAGCTTCCCGTATTCTTTTGACAAGGATTCGGTAATTATCGAGACGCTCGAAGGAAACCACTACGCAAGAAAAGGAGACTGGATCATCCATGGTATTAATGGAGAATTCTATCTATGTGACCCTGATATTTTTGAAAAGACATATGAGGAGGTAAAACAATGACTGAACGAACTGTAACCATTAGAGGCAGAGAAGAAGACGTTAACACCGTGCTTAAGCTCCTTAGACATATGGAGTATCTTGGACACGCTGGAGCAAGCAGAAATCTCCTCGTACGAGTTGACGGAGATGGAGAGAGGATAGATAATTTCCATTATAACACAAAACAAAATCTTGATATGGGTGCTGTTGTTGGCGTTTACGATATCGGGTAAAAAGGAGAATATCATTTATGATAATTAAAAGAACTTGGACAAAATACAACAGGAAGACTTTTACGAAATATTATTACACAGGATATTTTCTATTTGGGTTCATTCCAATCTTTATCGATCGGGATGCATTCAGGTATGTTTAAGGTGTTCAAATTGGAAGAATTCTTTGGAAAGGATGAGAAATAGATGCTAGAAACATATGCTTATTTATGCAATATGCATAAATGTGAGAAGTGCTCATATCCTGAATGTTCTCATACAACCGATGAGAGATACCGATATATTTCTAAAGAAGCGACTGAGATGAGACTTGTCGGGTCTTCCAATGGTGTTAACTATTATATGGAATTTGTTACAAGACAAGGAGAAAAGCATGGAAATTAAAAATGCAAAAATCAGTTCTACAATGCTCGGAAGAGAAGATCATGGAATTATGACTTTCATGATCTATATTGATGCATGCGGCTTCACCTGTGGCATTGGAGGATATTGCCTTGATGAATTCAACTCTTATACTCAGGCAAGAGCGTTCCGAGCCAAGTCCATGGAGGTGATATCTAAGATCTTGGAGGTAGTCGGTGTGGATAAATGGGAGGACCTTCCTGGAAAGTATATTCGCATCGAGTATAATGGCTTGGGCTCTACTGTAACCAAGATCGGTAATATCATCGAGGAGAAATGGCTCGATTTGGAGGAATTCTTTGGAAAGGTTGATTGATATTTATGAGTAAACTCGAAGCGCCAAAGCCTTGCCCATTTTGTGGCGGACGATCCATTATTGATGTGTGCATGGATAGGATGTATATTCGACCATACCATAAACGAACTTGCAATATGAAATATTTAGATACTTGGCTTATATCTAGTATGCCTATTGAAAAACAGATAAAAACTTGGAATAAAAGATACTGATTTAATTCAGAAGGATTCTTTAGAAATGAAGATAACGTATAACGGCAAAACATACAATTATGATGAGTGGCGTCAAGAGATCGCAAGAAAAGCCAAGGCCGGGAAAAAATGGTGCCGCGATTGCGTACATCATAGTGAAGCAGAATTTCTTGGTTGGACTGAGGATTATTGTGACCTACATGGTTCACTCGATCTTGCTTTTACAATCGAACCGAATGATGTTGCCGATAAATGTCCGGATTATGTGCAAAAAGAAGGGAAACGTTGGTTTGAGTAATTGATATTTTCGAAAGGAGAAAAACTAAATGAATATGTTGGAATGGGCAAAAAGAGAAATCGAAATTGCATGTAAGCATGAGCGCGGTGACAAGGACCCAAACGAATGGGATTATGGCGTTGCGTGTTATGAAAGCGCGTTTAAGGCGTACAAAAGCCTTATGGAAGATGAGCATTCTGGTTGCAGCATTGGGATTACAATGAATATTCTTAATCGACTTGTCCAATGCAAACCGCTAACGCCCATCGAGGATACGCCTGATATTTGGCACGAAGTTGGATTCGTCAATACCGGTCTTGTTAAGAATTTGCAATGCAGCCGTATGGGTTCTTTCTGGAAAGATATTTACCCCGATGGAACTGTAAAATATGTCGATAACGACCGTGTGATTGCTTATTGTATAGACCACCCAACAGTTGGTTGGCATAGTGGAACGATCGTCCATCTTATTCATGAAATGTTTCCGATCACCATGCCCTATTGCCCTGAGAGCAATCCCTATAAGGTTTATATGTACCAAGGTCTTACCGATCATAAGAACGGTGATTGGGATACTACTGCAGTTTTCTATGTCATAAAACCCGATGGTGAACGTGTGGAGATCAATAGATATTTTGATCAAACGGGCGAGACCAGAGAAATCACAAAAGAAGAGTATCAGGAAAGAGAAAAGCGTTTTGTGAATCAAGGACATGAGGAATTTAAAATCATATAATTAAAAGGAGAATGATATTTATGGCAGAAAAACAAAAAGAAAGCACAAGAAATATCGCATGTAGGATCCGATTGAATGAGGACGAAAATAACATCCTCGATAAGATCTGCAAATAGACTGATTCTACAAAATCGGATGTTATGCGCAGTGCTTTAGCAGCATATTATAAAGAAATGGTGCTAAAGCCAGCACAAAAAACAAGTGATATTCTGGATAATGCAGAAATACAGGGCTATCTCAACGGCTTTGAATTCTCTATTCTTGTCCAGAAATTGCTTATCTCCGAAAACGGATACGTGATTGATACTGGAAACTGGGAGAATGTGAATGCCGAGGTAGCATTGCGTCTGGTCGAAAAGATAAAGAAGCATCCAATTCTTTGGAAACATTTCTTTATGGTCGCATAAATTACAACCACATATATGAGAGGCGGTGACACGCTGTATTTTTGTGTCGCTGCCTCTTATTTTGTTTTTATGGAGGTTATAAAAATGAACCAAAAAGAGTTCCTCGACGAACTGAATAAACGAAAAGACGGCTTTATTCTAAATCAGAATAAATACTATTCTGTTGTTACCGACAGCTTCAACACGGATGGCGGGGAGAAAAAGCTCAGAATAGCACAGGAGGAATGTGCAGAACTGATTCAAGCGATCAGTAAGTATCTCCGATATCCGGATTGTTCCGAAAACCGACTTGCTGTTTTAGAGGAGCTTGCAGATGTCTGTATATGCATTAACTATGTCACAATGGCTATGAAAAACAGCTATTACGACGTAAACCGCGCTATTGATATTAAGATCGAAAGAGAAAGAAAACGATTGGAGGAAGTTAAAAATGTTGAAGAAGGCTAATATTTTTCATGAGGGCGACGAGTGGTTCATGCATCTCGAATACGAATATGAGGATAACCGCGGAAAGCATTTAGTTACACTGCCGAAAGTTGATTTTCCATGCTCACTTTGGTATGCACCGAACTTGGGCCTTGTTGATCTCTGTAATTGCATGGCGACAAACGAGTTGGCTTTTATCAAGATATCTGATAGTCTGAATCTCCACGAAGACAATGTAACAGACCCATTAACTAATAAAACCATCAATGCTTTCTACACGGATATTATTGTGGAGCCTAAGATTCATGATCTTACCCTCGATGAAATCGAGAAAAAGCTTGGATACAAAGTCAGAATCGTTGCTGACACGAAAGGAGAATAACTATGACTTTCCAGTTTATCGTTGAGTACATCGATCCCAAAGACGCAGCATTGCCGTTTGATTTCAATTACTCCGATCAGGAGTATGACGATTATGTTAGCGGGAGATTCGTCCATAGCAAAAGAGTAAGGGCAAAGAACGGTGGACAGGCCATTAAGATTTTTCAGCAAAAGTACCCTGGATATGAAGTTATCGGGTGGAGATAGAAATGAAATTTGATATTGTCAAGATTATCAATTTACTTCAGGGATATGGATATGAACTGGATATTATTCCGGTAGGGGAAAACTACATAAGAATAAAGGTTCGTTCTGAAGAATCCTACAGCAGCAAGACGATTAATCTCAACACAGAAGCCAGGTATGCTGGGAATCCTAATGATATTATTTACCGCAGAATTTTAGAGAGCATCATGAATCTCAAAGCTTTTGAGGGCGGTTATAGATCCGTATACTGCTCATGTGGTGGTTCGTTATATGATAAAAGCGGTGGGCGAGACCCACACTTCACCTGCACGCGTTGTGAAAAAACTTACCCGAAGTGGAAACTTGAATACGATCAGATTGGAGTAAATACAATGACTGGATGGATATTCCCGATGGTAAGGCGTAAAAAGGAGGTTTCTGAATGATTGCGATCGTCACCAACGGTAAGGAATGTGGCTGCGTGTATGATGCGACCGAGGATGAAGGCAATTACATCACAAGAACATCTATGACCACATTCGAACCAGATTTTACTGAAATAGGTGCAAATGAGACAAAGACGCTCTTGTATATCGGCATGGAGTTGGAATGTCCCATGGCTTTCTGTCATTGTAAAAACAGAAGCTTCGAGCTCATAAATAAGGAGGATTAAAATGGATTACGAGAAAAATGCCGGTGCAATTGTTAATGAGATAAAAGCGCGTATGCATATTCTTGGTAACCCTGCTACAATCACATATGCATGCTTTGAGATGGATGAGGGTACTAGGCTTATCCCCTTCTATGGAGATTGGTTCTATTGGAATTGGTTCCATGTCGATCGGGTTTATATTCTCAAAGATAATGATGCTCTTAAGCAAGCTGTAGAGTCGGTTGAGGGCACATATGGTTGCCGAGTATACGCTGCAATTTATAACCGTTATGAAGAACTTGGTGACATGCTCACCCTTCTCACGATTTCTTCTGACGAGTCTGATTGGGAGCAAGAAAGAGAGGATTTAAAGGAAATGCGTCCGATCGCATATGTCCACAATTTCACCTATCCTGAATTCTCTGAATGGGGCTCTGTCCTCTTGAAGACGAATGGAAACGTACTTGAGAGGATTGGATAGATGTTAACAACAAAAGTTAATTTCAATGACCCCATCTTTCAGGAGTACCCAGATCGCCTTTATATGTATTTTGGATCGTGGCAGCCTATCGAGGAGCTACAGAAGTTAGTTTCAATTGGCATCCATGTTTTTATGTTTTATGAGGGTGACGGTCTCGATCCTCACGATCGTGTTACAGTATGTGTCTCAAAAGATTTGAAACGTGGTGGATACACCTATACCTATGAGTATCGCGATAGATGGAGCGAGCTTCAGCTCAGTAAGATGATGTCTGATATTTACGAATTATACGAGAAAGAGGACAAAAAATGACCTATCACTGCCATGGCTGCACACGAAGAACCGCAACTTGTCATGTTTCCTGCGAAGATTATGCTAACGATAAGAAATTAGCAGAAAAAGAACGGGAAGCAATGAAAGGGCCTACCGAAAGTGTTCGGCTGTATATAAACGAACGTGGATACCAAATCCGAGACAAAATGGTAAAACGGAGAAAGAGAAAGCCAAAGCGGTACTATTAATTTTGTGGCCACAAAAAATTCGCAAATATTTCAACCATTATAATGAAGAGAAGAGCGACTCTTTATGTAATATTAGTAACATTTTTATTTATTAAAAGGAGAAAATTATTATGGCTAACGTTGCTCTTGGATTATTTATGCTGATGTGCATATATCTGTTTAGTGTTTTAGATAGAAAAGAAAAACACGAATTCGAAGCCGAAGAAATGGCTAAGGCTAAGGAGGAGGGATATGAAGTATATTTCGCTTAATTTATGAGTGAAAGAAGGACGGACTACAACTCCTCCTTCTTTTTATTTTTGACAAATTGAAAAGGAGAAAATTATGGAAAATGAAATTAGGCGTGGGGATTATGTAATACTAAAGCCTTACGTAGATCGATCAAAAAATCCGATTGTTAACAAACTATACGCTGATAATTACAGGTGCAATGGTCTTGTCAGAAAGGTAACATACGCTCCTTCGCAACCATGGAAAGTGGCAGAGGTCATTTTTTCTGGTGCTCCTTATATTTCGGTAGTACCACTTATACACCTTGATCTCATTAGAAAAAGAGAAGAATGGCCGTTAAGAACCAAATATTTTCCTGAGCCAAATATGACAGTTGTTGATTATCCTACCGCAGGCATTGCCAAAAAAGTTCGCTCGGTTTTCTTTAATATAAGAGACTGTGAATTCGAGGAGCAATGCTATTTCGAAGATGGCAAAGTAGATATTCTCGCCTCAGATGCTTTGATTAAGTATGGTAATCCGGAAATAAAAAAGTATTACGATTACGAAAAATATGAAAAGGAGAAAATTATGGAGAACGAAATTAGACGCGGGGACTATGTTGAATTGGCTGGTTCAGGGAATGAGTATATGTCCTCGACAATCAATAAGCTGTACGATCAGAATCGAGACCGCATAGGGCTTGTTCGATTTGTTAAATATGTCCCTGGGTATGTCGGAAAGATAGCTGAGGTTATATTTTCCGGGGTTCCTTATATTTCGGAGGTTCCGACTAAATATTTAAAGCGGATGGGTGAAAGATTACTATATCCTGGTAAAAACCCAAGGTACCCTATGCCTGGTATGAAAGTTGTATCTTTTGGCACTGGCGTGGGGGCAGAATTTGTTCATGACGTTATTTTTAAGAAGAAAAATGATGGTTTTGAAGAATATTATTTAAGCAATGGAGGCGCATCCAGGCTTGAGCCAGAGGATATTATTACATACGGCCATCCTGAGGTAAAGGCATATTATGATTGCGGTTATGGCCCTCAGCATGTCTATCACGACTGTATTGCCACTAATTTCACACGTGGATTAGCAGACTTAATTAGATGCAGCCAAAATTCGTTAAAAGGAGAATCTACCATGAAAAACACTAGCAATAAGCTCACTCCGTCAAATCCCATCGAGCAGGTTATCTTCAATGGTCCTGCGACAATCGTTTACTGGAAGGATGGCTGCAAGACCATCGTGAAATGCCAGGAAGGTGCTGCAAATGACCCCGAGAAAGGCCTTGCTATGGCGGTTGCCCGTCACTACTTCTGTGATATTCTTGGGATGTCCAGATATGACGGAATTTTCAAGAAGTACCTGCCGAAGGAAACTAAGGAGAAGTAATAATGAAGGCAAAGAAGATAACAGCACGCACCCCATCTATTATTGCAATACGATATCTCATACGACACTACACAGTGAAGGAGCGCAGAGACGGCACCTTTACTGTGTACTTATATTTGCCAAGAGATAGCCAGATGACGGTTTACAAGCGAGTCACACCAAGACGGCTGGTTGATATGATGTATGTCTTCGACATGAAGGGATATATAATGGACGCCGTTGAGGAGGAATAATTATGCGGACAAAATTGAAGCTAGTTGCGTATGTTCTCTTGATCTGCCTTTGCATTGGTATTTTCGCCGGATGCTGTGCAAATAGCGATAAAGATTCTTGCAATTACAAATGGTACATCAAGATTTATATGCCCGACGGTTGTATCGAAGGTCCTGGAAAAGTTCTAAACTATTGTAGTGGTGGATATGTGCTGGTTGAAATTGACGGTATCCAATACAAAGTAGGTTCTCAGAATTTCCTAGCGAGAAAGTTACCAGAGCCTTGATCAGATATTAAAAAGAAAGGCTGATTGTTATGCTTGCAAAAGATGCAACAAGAAAAGATATTTCCGATATGAAAAAGCGGCTCCTTAAATCAAAGGAGCTGCTTATTTTTAATCATGAAACCAATGCTGCGATTGCCATGGTAAACGACCACAAAAAGATTATTATGCGTCAGGAGGAAGAAAAGTATGACGGAATCTACCAATAAGACATATGAGGTTCATTATAGCACCACCCAGCTCGATAACAATATTTACGTCGTGCAATTAGTAATTGGTGAAAACAAAAGTAAGCTGATGATTCTGAACAAAGAAGAGATCACTGGCTTCCTGAAATTCGCAAGCAAGCATGACTTTATTGCGGATAGAATTGCATTTTGAAAAGGAGAAAAATGTCATGAATATTGTAGCAAATCCCTGTAAAAACTGCAAAAATGTTGAATTTTGTAAGTTTGCCCTGACCTCCTGTGAGGCTCTGGACGGCCTCAGAATCGGCGATAATAATGGGCCTTTTTACATATCAGTCGATTGCAAATACCGCAATATAACGAACGTACGGACGAGTAACGAGACTCTGAGCAAGATTACTTGTGAAAATGGTAGGTAACGTAAATGGAAGAATTTTTTTCTGCAAAACACCAATTTGTCACTGTGCAGGAGGCTGCTTTTCTTTGCGATGTGAGTCAGACCACAATTCGTGCGAAGATCAAGGAATACAAAATGAAAACCTACCTCGATGATAAAGGGCGTATCCACATCCGAACATTAGACCTTCTTCTTTATTATCATAAGCGCATGACCGGACAGATCACCAAGGCCGAGAAAGATCTCCATAAGGTAATTAATACCCGCAACAAAGTCATGTCTGAGTATTATGCACTTTGTCGAGAATACGATGATCGACTAAATGACAATGGCGAGGGTGGTATCACAATATCCGAATTGAGGGATAAGCTTGATGAGGTACACGACTCATGCATTGAGCTGAAAAAGGTGCTGATAACTATCGGAAAGCAAACCAATTATTACTATACAGTTAAATGATGTTTTGGAGGCAACGTTATGAATACTAATAGGCGCTTTTCTTTTAGATTTTGGCTCTGCAACCTGATTTTCGGCGATGCACTCAGGCAAGCCATGGCCTTTGGGACAATCAAACTTGAGAATATTCTTAAGTTCAATATTTATGAGTCGCGGCTTGACTGGATGGATTATGAGGGTATATGTGCGATATTTAACGAACTGCTGCGCATTGCTTATGGAATAGATCGTCACTCTCTTTATTTCAACGAAGGAGGTCTAATAGTTAATAAAATGACGTTTCGTTTTAAGATCTGCAATTTGATTTATTTCGGTTCGTTATCAAGCGAGTTGGGCTCGGTGATCAGATTGTTGTATGCGTTGACATCATTTGTGATTGCAACTGGCCGTATGTATAATGAATCTTGTTCAGATGCTATAAGATGTATCATTCGTAGTTTCGATAAAATTATGTATTGAGAATCTTGAGGAGGGATTAGTATTACAATGACCGGTGCAGAATTAAAGAGGGTTCGTATGGAACTGAGATTGTCAGTTGCTGACGTATCGAGAATGACGGGCATTTGCCGAGTCTCTATCTACAATGTGGAAAAAGGGGCAGGACCAGAGCGATACTATCTGTTCCTTGAGCTGTTTTATGATCGATATCGGTATAAAGAGATGACCCGCCTGAGAAAGGAGTTTAGAGATCAATGATGACGGGAGAGGAATTGAAGCAAACGAGGATGTCATTGAATCTGTCAGTTGCTGAAATTGCGGACATGACATTCATGACAAGGCAGCAGATTTACTCGATAGAACAGGGAAAGGCAGCGAAGAGAAACTATCTCTATTTGGAACTGTTTTACGACGATTATCGAAGAAAAGTGCTGTTTGGAGGATAAAAATGCCATTTTGTGGCTAAATGGCTAAATCTGGATAAACTGGATTTATCCGCAAAATCGCGATTTCTTGTCAAGTCATCTGACACAAGTGTCAACTCACCTGATACAAGTGTCAAATGTCTTGACACGCGGCTAAATGGCTAAATTATTTTCTAATTATACGCGAGAAAAATTAAAATATATAAAAGAATATGGGAAAAAATCTATCCATTTATCCGCAAAGTGGAAAATTGACAGAAAATAAACGACGAATGTGAAAGGAGATTTTTATGTGGAAATTTAAATTTTGGCTTGCCATTGCGAAGATGTATAACAGGCTGGCGGATGTCACATTGGGCGTTTCGAGATTCCTTGTTGAAAGAGGCAAGCATGGAATTAAGAAACATGATGAGTATTATTTCAAATATATCGAATCGAAGGAAAGAAATCATGAATATTTGAAATAAAAATACATGCATTGAATAAGTCAAGTTAGTCACCTAAATCGCAACATTTTCAACTTCCTTAATGAAGAACAAAAACTTAAGGAGGATATTTATGGGAACGTTTAGAGGTTATATGATTAACGTGTTGCGAATAAATGGCATTGCCATGTTTGTGATTCTGCAAGTGTTGTGTGTATATTTCCTTATTGTAGGACCGACGGAAATAAGCGCACCATTGCGATCACTGTGGTATACCGCTGCGTACGACGGGTTAATTACATCCGGAGCGATCATAGCTCTGAAGGCAAAAAAATAGTTCGAAGAAAAGGAAGCTGCTTTTACAAGTGGTTTCCTTTTTATGGATATTTATGGTCGCAGAAAAATACAGATTATATAATGGGGTATATCCCCAAAATTATTTTATTGGAGGTACTTTTATGAAGTACATTGAAAAAGCAAAAAACTATTGGAAGGAGAACAAAGATGAGATTGTTTTGTCTGTAAAGGTCGGTGCTGTTATGGCTGGTGTATACATCATTGGTGTATTTACTGGTGCAGTTTACGAAGGACTGAATTGGAATGCCAAGTTGAAAGATAAATATGTCACAGACGCCTGTTTAGGACGTGCTGATGCAAAAGCGTTTGGAGATTATGACAAGCCCGTTCGGTTACTCGGAATGAATCGAGATGAATGCCCAGAGTTTGATCGTATGTTTTCTCAGGCAGCAGATACCGGTTATGTTACGGATATGAAAGGAGAAAGAAGAAAAGTAGTTGGCGCTATTATTTATGGTGCTAATGAAGTAACCGAAGAAGAATAATTCTTTATAGAGAAAACCACTTGATATTTTTACAGGTGGTTTTCTTTTTTTGTTCGCAGAAATTTCCATCCCTTTAATGAACAATATTAAAGGAGGAATTTATTATGTTTCTTGCTGGAATGATCATCGGTGTGACACTTGGTGTCCTTCTGATACGTTTGCACAAGCTGCTGAATGAAATGGATGCAGATGCGCAGAGGTTTAAGGAAGATGTCAAGGCGACATGCGAATTTTGGAAGGAGAAACGAAAAGCTAATAATTGATATTTTCAAAAGAGGACTTTCTACAGAGAGTTCTCTTTTTGCTTTGTTTATGATGTCGCAATTTTTTCAATCCATGTAATGGGAAATAATCCTAATTAAATATTTTTTGGAGGTATTATTATGGAGAAATTTAGAGAAGCATTAGAAATGATTTTGGTAATGATCTTGAGCATTATCGACGAAACTTTTGTGATTTTGGAAGCACCATATATAGTTATTATGTGCGTTTTTCTCTCTTATGGGAAATGCGATAAAGTATATATATGGGTTCCTATTAAAGGGTTAATGTCGTTATGGATCTGCGATTGGAAAGGCAAAGTTGACTATGATATCGATGGCCATGTTCTTATCAGGAAATTATTTAAGAAGTGATATTTCGAAAGAGAACTGCTTTTTACAAGTGGTTCTCTTTTTTGCTCTTTAGCCTCGCAAAAATTACAACCCATGTAATAGAGAGGAAGACGGTTTACGTTTTCTTTTATATTTTGAGGAGGTATGGAATGAAAAGAGAAAACAGTTTTCAAGCAGAATTGATTAAAGAGTTGAAAGCTATTTTTTCAAATGTTGTTATATTGAAGAATGATTCTTCTTATTTGCAGGGGATTCCAGACCTCTCCATTTTTGTCGGAAACAAGTGGGCTTTCCTTGAATGTAAAAAAAGTCGTAATGAGATCCACCAACCAAATCAGGACTATTACATTCAAAGAGCTTTGGACATGGGAAGTTATGGAGCTTTCATTTTTCCTGAGAACAAAGATGAAATCATTGAAGAACTAAGAGATTATTTTTCTTAGTTCTTTTTGTTTTTAGAAAGGAGAATCGCGATGCCCTTTGTTTTTAACCCACATAGAAATCTTATCGGGCAGCATGCTCTGCTCAGTGCAAGCAAGTACCATTGGACAAGGTATGATGATGAGAAATTTGTAGCGTCGTACAATAATGCGATGGCTGCAGAACGAGGAACCAAGCTTCATGAATTTGCGGCGAATGCAATTAAGCTTGGCGTTAAGCTCAGCGGAAACTCCACAATTGCAATGTATGTCAATGATGCAATTCGATATGGCATGACGCCAGAGCAGCCATTATATTATTCGGAAAATTGTTTCGGCACAGCAGATACAATCAAGTTCTCGAAAAAGAAACTTCGGATTCATGATTATAAATCAGGAGAAGGTCCTACATCGATTATTCAGTTGAGAATCTATGCCGCTCTTTTCTGCCTTGAGTATCGTGTGAATCCGGAAGATATTGATACAGAGCTTGCGATTTATCAATCCGGTGATAAGAATGAAGAAACAGCTGATCCTGCCGAAATCAGGAGAATAATGGATAAAATAATCCATTTCGACAAAATGATATTTGATATGAAACGAGGTGCGATTGAATAATGGGATATGAACATTCTCAGGACGACGAGTCCATTGATATTTTCGATAATGAAGATGTCGAAGTAGACGATTATCAGGATGATGTTCTTGATGATGAAGACCTAGAAGCAATTGCCCATTATGGGATGCCTCGTAGATCTGGCAGATATCCGTGGGGGTCTGGTGAAAATCCTTATCAACGGGAAGCTTTCTTTAGAAGTTCTTATGGCGAACTTCGCTCTCAAGGGCTTTCTGACACAGAAATAAGAACCGCAATGGGAATGTCTTCTACCGAGTTCCGTCAGATGAAATCCATTTCAAAAGATAGAGTTCGTGCCGAACGAATTGCTCAGGTTATGAAGCTCAAAGAACATGGATATTCTAATGTCGAAATCGGTAAGCGGTTGAATCCGCCCAAAGGTGAAAGTTATGTTCGTTCTATTCTAACTGAGCAAGCAAAGGAGCGAACAGAACTCACTAAGAAAACTGCTGATTTTATGAAAAAGCAGCTTTCTACTAAGAAGTACCTTGATGTCGGAGAAGCATCCGAACGGGAACTTAGTGATATTCTTGGCTACAAGATTACAGCTGAGCGTAAAGACACTGCTCTTAAGATGCTTCAAGAGGAAGGCTATGATATTGTCGAAATTAAGCTTCAGCAGGCCACCAATAAGCGTAATTTTACGACAATGAAGATCCTTGCCCCGAAGGGCACAACAAAGCAGGATATTTACAACAATCTTGATGCCGTTAAGACTATTGGCGACTATGAGACTGTTTCCGAAATGACGGAACTTGGTCTTAAGCCTCCCGTTAGTCTTGATTCCAGTCGCATTCAGGTTCGTTATCGTGACCAGGGTGGTTTGGAAAAGGATGGCACAATTGAACTCAGAAGAGGCGTCGATGATATTTCCCTTGGCAAAGCGAATTACGCTCAGGTTCGTATAGCGGTTGACGGAACTCACTATCTTAAGGGCATGGCTGTCTATTCTGACAACCTTCCTGATGGTGTCGATGTTGTCTTTAACACGAATAAGACAGAAGATGTTCCGATGCTTGGGCCGAAGGATAATACTGTCTTAAAGCCAATGAAACGCACCGCGGACGGGCAAATTGATCCTGCGAACCCTTTCGGAGCCACAATCAAGAAGCAGCTGTTTTACAATTCCGGAGATGGGAACGAAAAGCAGGGTGTAATGAATATTGTCAACGAAGAAGGCGGCTGGGCTGAATACGCTAAGACTCTTTCTGCGCAGATGCTCTCAAAGCAGCCTGTTCCCCTCATCAAACGTCAGCTTAATGAATCCTACGAGTCACGAAAGAAAGAACTTGATGAGATTCTGTCCCTTACCAATCCTGCTGTAAAAAAGAAACTTCTTGAGAGCTATGCTGAGGATTGCGATACAGCTGCCGTAAATCTGAAAGCTGCGGCATTCCCAAGGCAGGCGACTCAGGTTATTCTTCCTTTGACTACTATCAAGGACACCGAGGTCTATGCACCACAGTACCGCGATGGTGAAGAGGTTGTCTTGATTCGCTTCCCCCACGCTGGTATCTTTGAGATTCCCAAACTTCGAGTTAATAATCGTAATAAAGAGGGCAAAAGCTCAATCGGTCCTGCTGCTAAGGATGCTATTGGTATTAGTTCTACTGTTGCCGAGCAGCTTTCTGGTGCGGATTTCGATGGAGACACGGTTCTCGTTATTCCGGTTAACGATAAAGTTAGGATTCGTACAGATAAAACTCTGGATGCTCTGAAGGGGTTCGATCCAAAGGTTGAATATAAGGGCTACCCCGGCCTCAAAAAGATCAACAGCGATTATAAGCAGAAGCAAATGGGTGTTGTATCGAATCTGATTACCGATATGACCTTGCAGGGCGCCCCTATGGACGAGATTGCACGTGCCGTTAAGTACAGCATGTGTATTATTGACGCCGAGAAGCACAATCTTGACTATAAACGCTGTTATCAGGAGCAGAATATCGATGCTCTGAAAAAGGATTATCAGGGCGGTGGTGGCGTCTCAACGCTGATTTCTAGAGCAAAGAGTCCAATTCAGGTCCCTGAACGAAAGAACTTCAGCATCGATAGGGACACTGATCGGGAGACTGGCGAAAAGAAGTATCGTGAGACTGGTCGAAGCTATACAGATAAAGATGGTAAGGTCGTCCTTGCTCAGGAGAACTCTACCCGTATGGCGGAAACAAAGGATGCCAGAACCCTTATCTCTGACGCCGATACCCCTACGGAGAGGGCATATGCGAATTATGCCAACCAGATGAAAGCACTTGCGAATAAGGCTAGAAAAGAGTACCTGGATACTCCTAGCGCCAAGTTTAATCGATCTGCTGAAAAAACTTATGAAGCGGAAGTTGATTCTTTAAAGGTAAAACTCAATAAGGCTTTGAAGAATGCTCCTCGCGAACGTCAAGCTCAGCTTGTTGCTAATGTTGTCATTAAAAACAAGAAAAAAGACAATCCTGATATTGACAAAAAAGAAGAGAAACGTCTTCGTCAACAGGCAATAGCAGCAGCACGGGCACGCTTTGGCGCCAATCGTCAAGATGTTAGGATCGACATTACGGATCGAGAATGGGAAGCCATTCAGTCTGGCGCTATAAGTAATAGTTTGCTCATGCGGGTACTGGCCAATACGGATATGGATGCTGTAAAGCAGAGAGCTATGCCATATCAGGGGCAGACTGTAACCCCCTCCATGGAGCGTAGAATCCGCACTATGCTAAGCTCTGGACGTACCGCCGCCGAAATAGCAGACTCCGTAGGAGTATCCGTGTCAACAGTCAACAACTACAGGTAAGGAGGTGCTATGTATGACTGAGAAGCAGGCAATGCTATCTACCGTAGATAACCCCTGGAACCCCTTCACAAACTTCAATGAATGGTATGCTTTTGATGTTGTTCATGGCTACAATTCTTGTGGTGTTTTGGATTCTTTTGCAAGAACTTCTGATGCTTTGTCTGATGCTGACAATTCATTAGAAATTAGTAATGCAATTGATGAAATTATGAAAGTTGATCCTTTTCATCGTTTCATTAAAGTAATAAAAGATGGCGAACGTTTTGTTGTTGTAACAAGTCTAACTAAACCAACTAATTGAATAAATTTTTCTTTAATTCAACCTTGTAATAAAATTAAAACAAAAATATTTTTATCAAATTATTTAGTTTAATGAACAAAATAAAAATAATAAAACTAGTTTCTGTGCTTTTATAGATGGCTATGATGTTGATTGGATATAGGGTGGGGGTAATATCAATACACCCCCACCCCTGCATCGCGGCCGTCTTGATTTTTTCCCCGGCGGGATATTTTGCCACAACAAACCCGACTTATCTAGTCATTCGCAGGGAGGCATGTTCTTCTCATGGCACTGTTTTCTCCTTTCCAGTGCTTCTGATGTTATGAGTGAATGTGGTGGGCACTCATAACTGAGGATATAACCTCCAACAATACCTCTTTTAATGTACGGACTTTTCTTAATCCGTCATGCCTCTCTTCGAATGACTAGATAAGTTCTGAAAGGAGGATAACTGTGCCACAAAAACCTGCACCCCCAGCATTGACACGGGAGGGGCGTGAGAATCAGTTGATTGATCTAGCAATTGACCAGGCCGAAAAAGAACTGCGGAAAGGCACAGCCTCTTCTCAGGTTCTCGTACATTACTTAAAACTCGCGTCTACAAGAGAAAAGCGTGAGAAAGAAAAAATGGAAGCAGAGATTGAATTACTTCGCGCCAAGAAAGATGCAGCTCGCGCAGAAGTTGAGCGCGGCGAATTGTATAAGAAGGCCGTTGAAGCAATGCGAAGGTACCAGGGTGCGGAGGACTATCCGGAGGACATCGATGAAGGATTTTATTAAGAGCTGGGATGAACTCGGAAAAATTCCAACCTTCGAAGGACGGATAGAATACCTAAGAACCTATTCCACAGTTGGTGAACCAACATTCGGCTATGATCGATGGATCAACCAGAGGTTCTACCGAAGCGAAGAATACAAAAGGCTTCGAAGAAAAATTGTTGCAAAACAAAATGGCTGGGATCTTGGTGTTGAGGGCTATCCTCTTCCAGAAATATTTATTCTTCACCACATGAACCCGATCACGGTTGAAGACATTATTAATGGCAGTGAGTTTGCATGGGATCCGAAGTATCTTGTGTGTGTTTCTCCTGCGACCCACCGAGCGATACATTACCAAGAATCAAAAAATCGGCTTCCTTTAATTGCACAGCGTTCACCAAACGACACATCCCCATGGAGGAATAATAAATGAGTGACAGTATTCTTGAAGGCGTCCGCAGGGGATGTCAAGTCGATCAGAGTTGTAACGACTTTGATGAAGACATCATCCCGCTTGCAAATTCGGCGTTTGCAAAACTTACTCGTCTTGGTGTTGGCCCAGAGGGTGGGTTTACACTGGCAGATCTGGAAGATACATGGGGCGCCTATTGTCCAGATAAGGTACTTCTTGGATTTGTAAAGCCATATGTATATAGACGAACAAAACTTTCATTTGATCCTCCATCCTCTTCCACAATTGCGGATGCCATAAAAGCGGAGATCGCCGAACTGGAGTGGAACATAATCGAGTATATGGAGAAATCAAAATAGAAAAGGAGTAAATCATGTTATCTAACACAGCGACCCCGCGATACTACGGTAACTTTCGTGACGCGGTGTTGCGTGGAGAGATAAAGGTCAACAAAGAAATAGAAATGGAAATGAATCGGATTGACAATCTGATTCGTGACCCCGCTTATTATTACGATGATCGCGCCGTAGAAGGCTACATTGCGTACTGTGAAAACGAGCTAACACTGACTGATGGTTCCGATCTGCAACTCTTAGATACATTCAAGCTGTGGGCAGAGGAGATATTCTGTTGGTATTATTTCGAACCTACAACCGTAATTGTGCCTGATGAAGGCGGTGGTGTTCATCGCGAGAAGAAGCTGGTCAAGCGACGTCTTACGCGCAAGCAGTATCTGATTGTCGCTCGTGGTGCCGCAAAGAGTATGTACGCAAGCACAATCCAATCCTATTTCTTAAATGTTGATTTAACAACAACGCATCAGATCACAACCGCGCCAACAATGAAACAGGCGAACGAGGTTATTGCTCCGATCAGCACTGCTATCACAAGGGCAAGAGGACCCGTCTTCCAGTTTCTTACAGAAGGTAGTCTTCAAAATACAACCGGAAGCAAAGCAAATCGTCAAAAGCTCTGTACCACAAAAAAGGGCGTTGAGAATATGCTCACCGGGAGTTTACTTGAGGTCAGACCTATGCGGGTTGATAAGCTTCAGGGACTTCAGGTTAAATGTGCAACAGTTGACGAGTGGCTTTCCGGTGCGACAAGAGAAGACCCTATTGCTGCAATCGAGCAAGGCGCATCTAAGGTCGAGGATTATCTGATTCTGGCAATCAGCTCTGAGGGTACTGTAAGAAATGGCGTTGGTGACTCCATGAAAATGGAGCTTATCGACATTCTTCGAGGTGATTATTATGCACCTCATGTTTCTATCTGGTATTACAAGCTTGATAGCATTGACGAAGTTTCCGACCCGTCTATGTGGATCAAGGCTCAGCCGAACATCGGACTTACCGTTAGCTATAAGACTTATCAGCTTGACGTAGAACGTGCCGAAAAGGTTCCGTCTGCGAAAAACGATATTCTGGCAAAGCGCTTTGGTATTCCGAGTGAGGGATACACATACTATTTCCCATACGAAGAAACATTGCCACATCCGCAGCGAAGCTATTGGCAGATGCCGTGTTCCATGGGCGGCGACTTGTCCAGAGGCGATGACTTCTGTGCATTTACGTTTCTATTCCCGCTTTCCGATGGTTCTTATGGAATCAAGGTTCGCAGCTACATAACCGCAAAGACATTACATAGACTTCCAGTTGCAATGCGGCTCCGATATGAGGAATTCATATTCGAGGGAAGTCTCTTTGTTTTTGATGGAATTGTGCTTGACATGATGCAGGTCTATGACGAGCTTGATGACTTCATCACGAAGAATGGTTATGAGGTTCGCTGCTTCGGATTTGACCCATATAATGCGGAAACATTTGTAGATCGCTGGTGCAAGGAAAATGGCTCGTTTGGTGTGGTTAAAGTTATTCAGGGTGCTAGAACAGAATCTGTGCCTCTTGGAGAATTAAAGAACTTATCCGAAGAGCGGCTGCTAAAGTTTGATGAGAAATTGATGCAGTTTGCCATGGAGAATTGTGTTACTCTGACCGATACAAATGGCAACCGCAAACTTATGAAACTTCGGAATGAAGACAAGATCGATAACGTGTCCGCCATGATGGATGCCTGGGTCGCTTATAAGGCGAACGGTGACATGTTTGACTAAAAGGATGTGAGAAATCAAAATGGAAACTTATTTGGCACACCATGGCATTTTGAAGATGACGTGGGGTGTACGACGCTGGCAGAATAAAGATGGGACCCTTACTGAAGCCGGAAAAATAAGATATGGCAGAAAAATGACCGCCAAACGCAAGGCGGCCGCTAGAAAGTCTGCACAGATGAAAAAGAAAGCCGCAGAGGCAAAGCGTAAGGAAGAGGTCAAATCTACTGCTGTTGAAAAAACAGACAAGCCCAGAGATGTCGCCAGCATGACGGATCAGGAGATTCGGGACTTTCTTGCTCGCAAGGATCTCGAAAATCGTTATCTTGATGCGGTTACCCCAAAAGTCATAGAGAAAGGTGAATCTGCAACCAAGCGATTTATGACAAAATTTGGTTCGAGTCTCGCTGATAATCTCATTAAGGAAGCATCCCAGAAAATTGCCAAGGATATCGTTAATGGTGTGCTTGGCTCTTCCAATAATAGCTCGCGGAAGAATAAAAAGAAAGACAAGTCCAACGAGGAGAATGATGAAGATTGAGGTGAATCATATTGCCGGAAAATAATTTTACCTCCAGACTGAAAAATGCCTGGAGTGCTTTCATGAATCGAGATCCCCCCGTAAGCAGTCATGTGACTTACGGGGGTTCTTCTTATAATCCGTACCGTATTCGGCTTACACGCGGCAATGAAAAGTCCTTTATCGCACCCATCTTCAATAAGATTGCGATGGACTGTGCTGAGATGTCGTTGCAGCATGTTCGAGTAGATTCCAACGGCAACTATCTTGAAACTATCGATTCCAAGTTGAATCGATGCCTGACGTTGAATGCCAATAAAGACCAGTCCGCGAGAGATTTCATTCAGGATGTGGTCCTCAGTATGTTCGACGAGGGGACGGTTGCGCTTCCGCCTATCGATACCGTTACGCGAATAACGAAGGACGGGATTAAAACGGACATCGAGTCTATTCGAACTGCTGAGGTTCGGCAATGGTATCCGGATTACATTACCATGCGTGCTTACAACGATCAAACTGGACAACGGGAAGATCTCACGATGCCGAAAGCATCCGTTCCCATTATCATGAATCCTCTCTATTCCGTGATGAATGAGAACAATTCCGTTGTGCAGCGTCTTATCCGGACTCTAAACCTTTCTGATACGCTCGATGCACAGAATGGTTCCGGAAAACTGGACATGATCATTCAGCTCCCATACCAGATTCGGACAAAGTCTATGGAGGATCGAGCTAATCTTCGGAGAGATAGCATTCAGGAGCAGCTCGAAAATTCAAAATACGGGATTGCGTATATCGATGGCACAGAGCACATCACGCAGTTGAATCGTGGAATTGAGAACAATCTCTATGAACGGGTGAAGTATCTCGTTGACCAGCTATATTCTCAGCTCGGTATTACGGAGTCCATTCTTAACGGTACCGCCAACAACGAAACAATGCAGAATTATTATTCCAGGCTTATTGAGCCGATTATTTCTGCAATCGTAGATGGCATGCGATGGAAGTACCTTACGCAGAAAGCCAGAGATAACGGTGAGACAATCATGTTCTTCCGTGATCCGTTCAAGCTTGTATCTGCGAATACAATTCCTGAGCTCGCCGATAAACTCAGGAGAAACGAAATCTTTAGTTCGAATGAGGTTCGGCAGATGGTGGGAAGAAAGCCCGTTAATAACGACAAGGCAAATGAGCTCAGAAACTCCAACATCAGTGCTGCGAATGGGCAGGAGTTTGCAAATGTCGTAAAAGATGAATCTTCTGAGCAGAAAACAGAAGAAAAGGAGTGAAATAGTAAAAATGGCATTTCGGTATGACTTTAGCGGCTATGCCACCAGAAATGATATCAAATGTACCGATGGCAGGATTATCCGTGCCGGGGCATTTGCCGATCAGGATGGAGCAAAGGTGCCGCTTGTCTGGAATCATGACCATCGTGGCATGGAGAATGTCATCGGTCATGCACTTCTGGAAAATCGAAGTGACGGCGTTTATGCCTACGGTGTCTTTAACGAGACAAAGAATGGTATTAACGCCAAAGAGCTTGTGGAGCATGGCGACATTTGTGCGATGTCTATCTATGCTAATAAGCTGAAGCAGAATGGGCCAGACGTTACCCATGGCGTTATCAGGGAATTGAGTCTGGTTTATGCCGGAGCAAATCCTGGCGCTTTCATTGATTCGGTAATTACTCATGAGGACGGCGCTGATGAAGAGGCCGTTATCTACTTCGATCAGGCGATTGATGCATCCAATGGTGAGCTTACTCATGAGGATAAGGAAACTCAGGAGAAAGATTCCAAAGAAGAATCCGAAAAGAAACCCGATGAGATTTCCAAGAAAACCCCAAAGGAAATCATTGATGGCCTTTCTGAGAAAAAGAAGAAGGTGGCGGCACTTATTATTAGTATGTCGCCGAAGATCGATGAAATTGACACCATTAATGATAGCAAAGAGCAGCCTGTTTCCGATAAAGGTGAGACTATCGCTGATATCTGGGAAACTTTCACCGAGGAAGAGAAGAAAGCCGTATATGCTGT